AGGTGCAGTAGGATTTGTGGTTTTTGTTTTATGAGTGATCTTAAGTATCAGAAAGGTGAATGGTATCACGTACAGGAAGATGGGTCACTTAAGCCTGTAGATTACGAAGAAGAAGTAAAAGAGTATTACAAGAAGTGGAGTGATAACTATGGCGATTGAGTTAAAAATTGGAACTAGAGGAGCAAGAAAAGAATTTGAGGAAACTTATACAAGATCTTTTTTAAAAGATAATGGGTTAACTAAGTTAGAAAGTGGTGTTCCCTTTGCATGGTCTAAACCCTGTGCGGTTCGTACAAAATTTGGTTGGATGTGTTCTTTTAGCAAATATGATGTACTGACATACATGGGCAGTGGAATTTGGGATTTAAAAGTATATAAGCCTGAAAAGGGTAAAGGAGCATAACAATGCGTCTATATGACAGAGAAGTTAATAGATTTAATTACAAAACTTTTAATACAACTGATCTAGAAAAATTTAAATCTATGCTGAAATCAAATATTAAAGATATTGATGAAAAAAAGGACGCTAATGCCTTTGAATTACAAGATCGGTACGATATGAACGAGTTATATATGTACATAACTATAGAGCTAAATTCCAGAAAAAATAAGTAAGTGCGAGAGGGAGTGTAAGTGTGGTTCAGATGAATTTAGGGCTAATGCCTGATAAAAAATTGACTGCTAAGAACGTAAAAAGATTTTTGGTGGTTGATTTTCAGCAATATTTAGACTTAGCGGGTATGCATCGTAATCAACTTACCAGTCCTCAACTGTCATTAGCTCCTGGTTCTACTAATAAAAATAACATTGAAAATAATTTTATTGAGGATACGCAAAGAGACATAGATATTGCAGATCCAGCAAGAATTGTTTGTGCGGCTGTGTATAGAACCATGGAGGATTGTACTGACACCGAAGATAAGCCATACAAAAGAATATTAATTGATACATATATTAAAAAATTGCGAATTTTTGAAGTTGCAGCTAACACTTCATTATCTACTAGCTCTGTCGATAAAAAGAAAATTGATGCACAAGTTCAGTTTGCCAATCGTTGGTTACATTGGGCAGATTTTTATGGATTAGAAGATTATCCCGATTTTAGAGTTATGAAAAAAGTGGGATAAATTAAAATTGTTACGTTTTTTGTATGTTTTATTTATGTTCTTGGGAGGTTGTTTAGATGTTAAATTGTTATTGTCGAAAGATTAGGTGGTAGGATCTTTCGACGACACCTCGATGATGCTATGAGTGCAGTTTTTCGAACTGAAAAAATACTCCTTTCTAAAATTAATAGAAGATCTTGATTTGTGTAAGTACAAATTGACTGACCGTCCTTGGTAGGCGTTAGCAGTCGTTCGATTCGGCTGGCGGTTATAGCCCGAGACAGCGGGCTAATCGATGAGAGACGATAAAAAAGACCTCTAATAAAATATTTCTCGTAGTTTCTTAATTATTCAAGTTAAGCAGGTTCAATTCCTGCTTGGCTTATAGCACCTAAGCAGGTAGTCATTATCAGACTATTATGTGTAATAGTATGTAGCTTAGGTGCAACCTTCTATCGCCATGACCCCTCAACGGTTTCGAGGGAGAGCGTAGTGCGGAGTTCAAGGATTTAATAATAACTCAGATAACTATTATAAAAAATGGGATAAAATTCGTCTTTACCTTGTCGAAGAAGCCAACCGGGTAGGATTAACTTCTTCAAAATGTGATGAGATCACTGGAACAGCTATGTATAAGCACTGGTTTACCAAATCGCAATGGTCTCTTATATCGGAACGCTATTATAAGCAACTGCAACAATACTTTAAGGCGACTAATGGATTTTCGAAAAAGTATGAAGAGATTGAAAAGGATTATAAAGAAATAAAAAAAGAATTTTATTCAACTAGACCATATTTTGATAATGTGCATGACAATATGAACAATGTGTGGCATTTTGATCGTGTATCTGGCAATGATAGAGAAAAAACAGGCGGCCATGCCACGCCTAAACCAATCCCTTTATGTGCTAGAGCAATTAAATCCAGTAGTCGTGAAGAAGAAAAAGTTCTAGATGTGTTTGGTGGAAGTGGCTCAACTCTAATCGCGTGTGAACAGCTTAATCGTACTGCTTATATTATGGAACTAGAACCTAAGTGGGTGGACGTAATTATTGATCGTTGGGAAAAATTTACAGGTGAAAGTGCCAAGTTAATTCAAGAATAACTAGACTTATACTTTGAAAGAGTTATCATGACAATGAAAAGAAAAAGTAAGAGGTAAATAACTATGAACACTGAATTATTGAACATTGTCGATGAATTAGAACTTAAAGCCAGTTATGCAAAAAGTGATTTTAATTATTTGAAAGCTAGTATGTATGAAGACTGGATTGATCAAATTAAAAATTGCGAAGTTGGAATTAAAGAAGCAAGACAAATGCTTAGAGCTTCAAAACTAAAATAAGAGAATACAAGATAGGATTTAACGGGTTACTCGAAAGAGTAGCCTTTTATTTTGCGTTAAAGGTGGTGATGTTACTTGCAATGGCTAGAGCGATGTATAAAGAGTGGCTAGATAAGGATAAACTTGTACTTCTTCGAGGCTGGAAACGTGATGGTCTTACTGATGCGCAAATAGCTCATAATATGGGAATTAGTATTAATACCCTAAATAAATGGAAACGTGAGCATATACAGATTGGGCAGGCATTAAAAAGAGGTCGTGAAGAAATTAATATCATTGTAGAAAACGCATTGCTGAAAAAAGCCTTATCAGGTAACACCACAGCAATGATTTTCTTTTTGAAGAATAATTGGCGTGATAAGTACAACGATAGTCAATTATCTAAAGAAGAGCGTGAGTTAGTACTTGCTAAGATAAGAAGTACTAAAGCTGATGCAAGAATTAAAGAAGCTAAGGCTGTTGTTGCTGAACGATTAGGCACAGAAGACAACGAGCAACTAGATCAAGTGTTAGATAAACTAATTAAGGAGGCAGAAAAAGGTGGCCCTGATAAATCTACTAACGAAGAAACAGATTGAGGTGTTGCAGTCCTACCTTAACGATGATTGGAAGTACTTAATTTTAAATGGTGCTGTTCGTGCTGGTAAGACGGTTATAGATAACTATCTTTTTCTTCTAGAACTAAAACGCATTAAACAGCTTGCTGAAAGGGAAAAAGAACCACACCCGCAATACATTCTTGCAGGATATAGTTCTAACTCAATCTATACCAACGTTATCTCATCAATCGAAAATCAATTCGGCATAGTAATGAATACTGATCGACATGGGCATTATCATCTATTTGGCGTTGATATTGTACCAGCTTATACAGGTTCAGTTCGTGGTATTGGTGCTATTCGTGGTATGACTTCTTACGGCGCTTACATAAACGAAGCAAGTTTAGCCACGCACGAAGTTTTTCAGGAAATAGTGCAGCGTTGTTCTGTTGGATCAGCAAGAATTATCTGTGACACAAACCCTGATATTCCTACACATTGGCTTAAGACAGATTACATTGATAATCATGATCCTAAGGCAAGGATTAAGGCGTTCAGTTTCACAATTGATGACAATACATTTCTTTCAAAAGATTATGTTGAAGCTTTAAAGGCTGCCACTCCAAGAGGGATGTTTTATGATCGTTCAATACTTGGTCAATGGGTGACTGGTGAAGGTATTGTTTACCAAGATTTTAATGCTAACACTATGGTTATTGATGATAAAAATATTCCTGATGGTCTTAATTACTATTGTGGCGTTGACTGGGGATTTGAACACCCTAATCCAATACTGTTACTTGGTGATGATAATCAAGGTAACACTTATGTGATAAAAGACTTTACTAAAAGACATAAATTCATATCTTACTGGGTAGATATAGCAAAAAGGTTACAGACTGAATACGGTCGTAACCTTATTTTTTACGTTGATAGTGCTAGACCTGATAACCTTAATGAATTTCAGTCAAATGGTATCAACGCAATTAATGCTAATAAAAATATCTTACCCGGAATTGAATATGTAGCCCAAAAGATGAGACAAGGTAAGTTTTTTATAGCTAAGTCAGCATCAAAAGGGCTATTAGAAGAACTATATCAATACGCTTGGGACGAGAAGACAGGCGAGCCACTTAAAGAAAATGATGTAAGGCATAACGATAGGCTAGATGCTTTAAGATATGCAATCTATAGCAAGAACAAGAAGGGAGGTTTCATACCTTGGAATTAGATGCGTTAAAAAAGTTAATTCAAAACACTTCTTCTAGTCGTTCCAAAATGATTAATGATTATAAAAAATCAGTTAATTATTATGAAAACAAAACTGATATCACTACTAGAAATAACGGTAAGCCCGAACTTAACAAAGAAGGTAAAAAAGACCCATTAAGAAGTGCGGATAATCGTATTCCGTCTAACTTTTATCAATTGCTAGTAGATCAAGAAGCAGGTTATGTTGCGACTGTTTTCCCTGATATCGATGTGGGTAAAGATAGTGATAATAAAAAAATTATTGATGTTCTGGGCGACGATAGAGCTTTGACACTTAATGCTTTACTAGTAGATAGTTCTAATGCTGGTCGAGCTTGGTTGCACTATTGGATTGATGAAGATGGCAACTTTCGATATGGAATTATCCAACCTGACCAAATTACGCCAGTTTATGCAACGACCTTGGATAATAAATTGCTCGGTGTACTTAGAAGCTATAAGCAACTAGATCCAGACAGTGGCAAGTATTTCACAGTTCATGAATACTGGACTGACAAAGAAGCACAATTTTTTAAGACTAGTACAACTAATAGTGAAGTAATTGAACCATACAACATTATTACTTCTTACGACTTGAGTGCAGGCTATGAAACAGGACAATCAAACACTTTGAAACATAATTTCGGACGTGTTCCTTTCATCGAATTCCCTAAAAATAAATATAGATTGCCTGAACTTAACAAGTATAAGGGCTTAATTGATGCTTACGATGATATCTACAATGGATTTATCAATGATTTAGACGATGTTCAAACTGTAATCCTTGTCTTAACTAACTATGGTGGGGCAAGCTTAAAGGATTTTATGAATGATCTTAAAGAGTATAAGTCCATTAAGATTAATAACGCTGGTAATGGCGATAAAAGTGGTGTTGATAAGCTCCAAATTGATATTCCTGTTGAAGCTCGTGATGATGCTTTGAAAATTACTAGAAATAATATCTTCTTGTTTGGTCAAGGTATTGATCCAGCTAACTTTGAGAGTAGCAACGCAAGTGGTGTAGCAATCAAAATGCTGTATTCTCATTTGGAACTGAAAGCAGCTAAGACGCAAACTTATTTTGAACACGCAATTAACGAGCTTGTCCGTGCAATTATGCGATATCTTAACTTTTCTGATGCTGACAAGCGTCATATATCACAACATTGGACGAGGACTAAGGTAGAGGATAGCTTAACCAAGGCTCAAATCGTCTCTACAGTAGCAAACTACAGTTCAAAAGAAGCAGTTGCTAAAGCTAATCCTATTGTTGATGATTGGCAACAAGAACTGAAAGACTTAGCCAAAGATAGACAAGAAAATGATCCCTATGCTGAAGATTTAAACGGCACAGGCGTACAAAACAACAATGAAGAGTAGTGAATACTGGAAAAAACGTGCTTTATTTGCTAAAAAAAAGCAACTAGAAGCGTCAGCAGACTATGAAGCTGCTATGCAGTCACGCCTAAGAAAGTTAGAGCATGATATCGAAAAAGAGGCGTTAGGATACTTACAAAGATATGCTAATGAGAACTATGTAGGGCTTAAACAGGCTGCTAGCGTCTTGGGTAATATCAACTCAACTAAGTGGTCTATGACCCTAGAAGAGTTTGAAAGAAAAGCCAAAGCTGGTGGCTATGAGAAAGAATTAAATGCTGAATACTACAAGAGTCGCATATTTAGACTTCAACAATTACATGAACAGATGGTTGAGTTTTCTAAAAAGTACGGCATGGCTGAACAATTGCGAATGCAAACAGGCTTAGCTAAACAGTATCAGAATAGTTACTATTTAGATGCTTACAACAAGTATCGTGCTACTGGTCAATTAGATATCAAGCTAAATCACTTTAACGAACAACAACTAGAAAACATTGTTTATCGACCTTGGAAAGGTAGTGACTTTTCCAAACGTATTTGGAAAGAATACACGGAAGTTCTACCTGATGAGTTAACCGATGCACTTCTAAGAGGTACTTTGTTTGGTTACTCTCCAAGCAAAGTCGTTAGAATGATGCGAGACAGATTCCAAAAAGTTTCCGAAAGAGATTTACATAGACTAGTTATCACTGAGATGGGGCATGCAGCAGAAGAAGCTACAGCCCAATTCTATAAAGACAGTAATATTGAACAGTACCAGTACTTAGCAACCTTAGAAAGTCATACTTGTGACCAATGCGCCCACTTAGATGAGCGCATTTTTAATGTCAAGGATAAAAGAGAAGGCATTAATTATCCATTAATTCATCCCTATTGTAGATGTACCACAGTTCCATATGATAAGGATTTACCAGATATCGAGACACGGTGGAGTCGGGATCCTAAAACTGGTAAAGGTGCTATACAAAACATGGAAATATGT